ACGAAGCGTAATCATAGTTTCGCTACCATCTCCCTTCTGCATCCATTTAGATAGATTACTGGTGTAGATTTGCTAGCTGGCTTAAACCCTTGCGTTTGTCCATAGCCACCGTAGTTGAGTTGTGCAGAACTATTGACAAACAGTTTTTCCACCAAAGATACACTGCTGTTCTGCCAGCTCAAACGATAAAATCCTTGCTTGAATATGAGAGGCAAGTGAGTGTGACTGTGGATATAGATATCGCAATCAGCAATTCCTGCTAGATCTTCCAAGCGGTTTACCTTGCCACCTACTTTTTTGCCACCACCAGTACCGTGAGTGATATAGATGGAGTAAGCTTGTTTTCTTCGATGAAATCCACCATCGCCAAACCTTACAAACAGCACACCACCTTCACCACAGTATTTATCTTCCAAACCTAGTTGCTTTGCGATTAGTCTCATTATTTCAACACCATCGTTCTTGTATGTGCGATTTTCATGGTTGCCATTAGATATAAAAAGTATCTTGTCTTTGATAGGCTCTAATAGTTCGATACAGGTTTGGATCTGTTTCATAATTGACATCTTTTCGGAATAGATATCCGATACAGATGTTTTGGTTGCTGTGTTACACAAATCGCCATTCAATATACAATAAGCGTTTGGAGTTACCTTGACTTTTTCCACTTCTGCTTTAATTGACTGCATATCGCAGTGCTCATCTCCGATATGCCAGTCACTAAAGGTATGCAATTCTATGCATCTTAATTTGTCGGATAACTCGGCTTTAATACTTTTCATATTCACCTCACTTAAAAGGGCATATCATCCTCTGCAACCGTGATTGGTTTCAGATATGGTGGTATATCTTGCATACTGTTATCTACCCAAGGTGGCAGTTTGTCTTGCTTGTTTTTCGCAATACAATAAGCTACTTTTGCTGATACAGTATCGTTCCATGTTTCGTGTTTAACACGTACTGCGCCAACCTTGTTTACCCAAGTGCTGTAAGCAGCAAGGTTGTGATTAGTAATACCGAACGAATCAAAGAATGTACCAAGTCTTTGGTTAGTTTGTTTAGGATTAGATGCATCAATAACAAGATAGAACCACAAATGACTGTTTGAGCCATTTACATCTAACGTTACTTCAAACCCCTCATTACCAGACTTAAAGGTCTTTTCTTGTACATTAGAGATTCTAACTCTGTAATCTCCTTCTGGTAGAACACTGAAGTCTTTTGCCTCGTATTGTGATGCATCATATGTAAAATTAATAGCCATAATTTATATCTCCTTTTATTTATTGTTTGTGAAAAGATGTTGTGGAAGACAAGATTTTCTATTGTGCAACTGGTCCTTACACATACGTGTTTCGTTGCCTTCCAAGATATAGAACCAGCGAGTGTTGTTTTCTTTATCCTTACCAGTGCTTACAACGGCAAGAATGTTACACAAGCCACACACCTGTTGCTTTATTTTTGCTGGTAGCAAAGGGGACCGTCTGTTAATGATATTACCTTCAGAATCGGTAAGAGTTTCAATATCTTCCCAGCAAGTAAAGATACAATCTGTTCCACAGTGAGCTGCTGCTCGAACAAGAAACTTGACTTTTGTATATACGGCCATGTATGCTTGTCGTATATCGTTGAACTTGCCAGATTCTCGGCACTCGACAATATATCCATCGATTAAATCAGTAAGACAGTCGGTAATAACCGTATCGTACTGTTTAGATTTTGTTGCGTTTTCAAATTCAGTCACGTACTCTTTGAAGCTAGCAATCTCCTTGATTGTGAGATCAGGTCTTTCAAAGTGGTTCAAAACAACTGATGAGTTATCGCTACAAAGTAGTAATGTTTTACCTGGGACCAGTGTCGCATTGACAGTTTTCCCACTACCCGGAGGTCCAAAAATAATTGCTGTTGCCATAAACGATGCTCCTTTTATGCATATTGTTTTTCTATACGGCCTAGTTTTTCGTAAAAGATATCTTTATTAAACTCAATGCAAGCAAGGATTTGCTCGCAGTAGTCTGAGTAAAAGAAATCTTCTAATTTATCTATAGCTCGTTGTTTTTTCTTTTTAAGTGCTAGTCTGTAATCTGCTACTGCTCTCTTTAGTATTCCTATGAATACATTTGGCATGTTGTCCTCAAAAGTATCAATTTTAGGTCTGGCGCTATACATATCTACCTCCTAATATTTAATAAATCCATCGCCATAGATTTGGTTTAGTTCATCAAACACATGGCGCATTCCTAATCCTCGCTTGTTTGGTTGCCAAATGCCATCAACATACTCGCCACCACCAAGACAGTATTCGTATTGACGTGGATGTGTTTCTCGTAATCTCTCAAAACGTGTAGGCGATTTCTCCAAGTGACACCCAAAGCCACAAAAGATACATCCTGTTCGGCTACAACCTGTTGTTGTAAGGTTTCCGTTACCGATTATGTTATCGTATAGATTGCCATCCGTACCCTTGTAGACAACATCTCCATATACCGATGCTATCGGCAAGTTGTTTTCTTTGATGTATTGCAGCACATCTTGTTCCGTCCAAAAGGACATTGGATTGCTTATTGGCGATTTCATCTCAAAGCCATTACATCCGTTTTTGAGCCATTGCTGCTCACGCAAATTGCTTTCACTTGCCAATTGTGCGGTCATCGGTTTTTTGCCTGTTGTTTTTGCAAACTGTTTTACTGGTTTCTTTTTCATTACATTACAGCACCAATTGCTACTAACAAAATCCGTATATAAGAGTGGTTTCCACTTTGTCTTATTGTAAATACTGAGATTGCCGTTTTTGTCTTTTGCTGTTCCCATTAGCTTTTCTAATCTGTAATGATATTTTTTACCTTTTGTCGCTAAACACTTTCGACCTTGTGCAACACACTCCGACACTTCTTTGCTTATCATGGGATATCCATACTTCTTTAACACTTCCACAAAGGACATCTCTGGTCGAAGTATTGTAACGTTATCAAAGGTTTTGACAAACTGTCTTATCTCTGGGTATTCAAGTCCTGTGTCGACAAATACTGCTTCTACATCTGGATACAGTTCTCTGACCAAATGCAACAGAACTGTACTGTCCTTTCCACCACTAAAAGATACGTAAACTTGCCCATCCCAGTAGTCATACCAGGATCTTATTCTGCGTTGTGTCATGATGATTTTTGCTGATAACGGCAACGATTGATATTGCCTCAAATCGCCTATGGTGTGTTTCATAGCTTATCTCCGAAAAGGTCATTTATAACTTCCTTGTAGCTCAAGCCTCTGTGGTCGCAGTACTCTCGTAGTTCCTCTTGCATGTGCCTTATGGCTTTTGCATAATCGTTTTTGAGGTATATGCTTTTGGTTTTATTAAATGCTGTTTTAAGCCGTTTCATTTCGGCTATATGCCTTTCTATCGCTTGCATTATTAATCCTCCTCGCATATATCAACAATATGCTCACATAATGCTTTGGGGATTCTTGCACGGTCTTTTGCACCTTTTAGCCCTTGTGTACCAGTTTTACTTCCTCTTGGTGCTGATTCATGACATTTTTCGCCATTCTTGCACACAGGTCTAAAACGTGGATTGGGATGATTTGTCCAAATATCTGTTGGTTTCATTCGCTTATCGCCATATTGACAATATGTGACTGTATATCGTGATAATCCTTGCATGAAATCCATTTTCCGCAATCCAGCTCGTGGGTTTTCTATAAACCAATATTTCGGTTGTAATTGGTTAATAAGTTCAATAAGATGTTTATTTACCCTGTCGCATTTTTTAGCATATTCGGTTATCGGTTCTAGGCTTCCATTTGATTGTTTTCTTCTGTGGTAACTAATAGCGGCAACTGAATATGTCGCACAATCTGGACTAGCCCAGATTACATCAGGAACACCACCACACAGATTGATTACCTGTTCAGTCGTTAGACTTTCAATATCTATCGCCAAATCTGGTTGAAAATCTTTGTTCCAATCCACCGTGAAAACTTCGTGACCTTTTGCTTTGAAAGCATTGCTTATGCTCTTTGTTCCACAAAATAGTTCTAGTACACGCATACTACAACTCTCCGCGCATGGCTTGGATTTCCCTTGTAGACTTACCAAGGTACTCTACTGGAATAGGTTCTATTAGAATCTTGGTTGTAGTACAGTAATCACAGGAATACTCTTCGCAACGTTCCGGCTCTAACAAGCCTAGTTTCATTTGTTGAAATCTGCTGATGTTTGCCTTCACAATATCTAGCTGCTCATCCATGTCAAACTGGTCTAGTTTAACGACTGCCACATGACATGGCTTTTCTTTTGTGGCTATTACCAAGTAGAACGGTAATCTCTTACCAGTGTTCTGATACACTATTTCTTGGTACACTGCACCCTGGAGAGTGTAATTCCAGTAATCCACAACGTTTGTGAATAAGTTGGGCGAACGCAGTGAAGCTAGATATTTTAGGTCGCTTATGAACTCTCCTTCACGGTAGCAGTCCATCTTGATTTTTACTGGCACCCCAGCGACTTCGCCAGTCATTATTGTTTGAAAGTTTCCTGTTAGGTATTTCATCATAAGAGGCTGTTTCTTAATTCTTTCTATTGCCTCATCTGCCTGTATCACATCTGCATAAGGTTCACCGTTTTTCTTATATAATAAGGTGTAGTTTTCCTTAATAAACGCTCTCATTGATTCAGGAGTTCCTGTAAGATGTTCGTCAACGTAATTACCTAATAGTAACGCTCTGCCACGCTCCGGTATGTATTCGCCTTTAAGCTCTGCTATTGCTCTTGCTGGACAAGACATGAAGGCTTTGAACTGTGATACGCTCATATACTCGATATTTGCATCAGTTCCATAATAGTTAGTTTCTGTTAATATCACTTCACTGCCTCCCTTTGTGCATTGTCTACACAGTCTTCACATATGGGATCACCATAAATGTCGTAGTAAGTGTCGCCTAGATAAATCTCGGCATCGCATATCACACAATGATAAACAATGTTCGGTTCAGCGTATGGACACCTCGGATGGCACGGTGTCATTCTGCACACTTGGCACATTTGGCTCTACCTCCTTAAATACAACTGTAATTTTTGCATCATATTTATCAGATAAAATTTCCGATACAATTTTTGATACACGTTCTGCTAGTGTCATAGTTACCTCCTAATAAACTGGGATTTCCCAGTTTATTAACTAAAAAAATAAACAGAAACATCCTCCAATGGGATATCTAACTGTTTGCAAGCCAAAGCAATTTCTTCTTTTTTCCACTGCGTTTTGTCGTTGAGCTTGGAAGAAAGAGATGCCGTGTTCAAGCTCATTGCTTGGGCAAAGGATTCCTGTGTTCCGAACACTTCCTTGATTTTTCCACGCAGTTTTGCGTATGGTTGTTGCTTACTCATTGTTGTTTAGATCACCTCCATAAACTGAGAAAACACAGTTTCAACCTTATAATATCACGGCTAAAAATGTTGTCAATAGGGTTTTTTCGATTTTTTTCATATTTTTTTAAACTTTTTTTGAAAAGATATTGACATTTCCCAGTTTTTCGTGGTAATATTTTCCCAATGGAGGTGATACACCAATGGAAACAAAACGCATTGCTTCTTTTACAACAAGACTCAAGGAAGCTTTAGAACTTTCTGGCAAAAAACAAGTCGAGCTAGCCAGATTAACAGGATTGGATACAGGGACAATAAACCATTATATTAAAGGAAGATACGATCCTAAACCTCGTGCACTTAGAAAACTTGCCATTGCACTGAACGTTTCGGATATGTGGTTGTGGGGATATGATGTTCCTCGTGAACGCACCGCTATTCACAACAAAAATGATAAGATGGTAAAAATTATTTCAAAGATGAGGAAAGATGAGGATTTCTTTGCTCTGGTTGAAACACTATCAAAGTTGAGCCCAGAGCAATACGAAAGTATCAAGCAACTACTCGTCGCTTTCACCAACAAGTAGTTGATATATCAAATCTAACAGATCTTCGTCTGTTTCATTTTGTAGCAATTCAATGATTTCTTTTTTAATGGGACTTTCCATACAATAGCCCTCCTTCTATGATGAGTGTTCCAACCTACAACTGAAATTATAGAAATGGTTGTTGTGGTTAGTTTGAAAGAATTGTTACAGTTTTTTGACAACTCAATTTTACCACAGCTATTGCCAAAACTGTTATACACAAATATGCATATTTCATATGCAAATACGAAAAAAAACGCTTCGTTTACGCAAATTTTTATTCATATACGAAAATTGGAGAATTTTATGCCATTTGACAAATGTTTACACTGCGATGCCATCAAAGAAAGAAAGTGTGGTGGCCCAAACTTTATGGCGATGTCCACAAAAGGAGTTGTTGAGTGGGCAATCAAGTATCAAAAGATTCACGGAATCAGTAATACTCAACTAGCCGAGTGGTCTGGCATTCCTAAAGGAACAATTGACGGCTTGAAGTATCGTGACGACGTTAGACACGACACTATCTACCGTATCTTGCAAGCACTCATCGAGGGTGTCGGTGGCAAATGGGGTGGTGAACCTTGTGCAGTCCATCCCGAAAGCGATGCACAAACAAAGGACACGCTTGAGCACTTGAAGCGAGAAAACAAGTTCTTACAAGAAACTATCGAGCATGAGCGAAAACATCTCAAGCACAAGAACCGAGCAATTTTAACACTGACCATAACACTAGGTATTCTTGTTTGTGGACTGTTAGTTGCACTGTTTCTACTGTAAACAAATCGCAGTTGTATTTTAGAACATTTGTTTTAATCTTGACAAAAAAATAATGCCAACAGTCTGTCAGCATTAAGATTATTTCACACTATTTTTTAAAAACTTTTGTAACCACTAAGGGAGCGATATAAAATGGAAAATGTATTAAGAGTAGCAAAGTATAGACGTGTTTCTACAGATGAGCAAGCTTTGCATGGCTATTCCCTTCAAACTCAAGACGACACTCTTGATGAATACTGTCAATCAAAGGGATACAAAATTGTAGGCGATTACGTTGACGAAGGTATCTCTGGCGCAAAACCACCTTTGAAACGTCCTGCACTGAAAAGGTTGATAGAGGATGTACAAGCTGGAAAGATAGATATTATCATCTTTACAAAGCTAGACAGATGGTTTAGAAGTATCGAGCAATACTACAAGGTACAAGAGATTCTTGAGCGACACAATGTAGTTTGGCAAGCAGTATTGGAAGACTACAACACTGCTACTGCCGATGGTAGACTCAAGGTAAACATCATGCTGTCCGTTGCAGCCAACGAGCGTGAACGCACATCCGAGCGCATCAAGGTTGTATTCAAAAACAAAGTTAAAAACGGAGAAGTTATTTCTGGTTCCGTTCCAACAGGTTATATAATTCAAAAAGATGAGAACGGAAGAAAACGTCTAGTAAAAGATCCCGAAACTCAACATATCATGGAAGAGTATTGGGAAATGATTCTTAAGTATAACAACAATTTTAAGACTGCCCTATATCTAAACAATAAGTACAACTTAAAGCGTAGTCAAGAATCGTGGGGAAGACTAAGACATCACGAGCTATATACTGGAGTATATCGTGGCATAGAGGGATATTGTGAACCATACGTTTCCAGAGAAGATTGGTTGTTAGTAAATAGCAAACCAAATATTAAGAAGACTCAAAAGAATAGAGTATATTTATTCGTAGGACTTGTACTATGCCCAGATTGTGGAAGAAGTATGAAAGGACACTCCACATCCAACAGTAGAAATGCACAATACAAGGCGTACAAGTGTCGCTATGGCGTGCAACGTCTATGCTCCTATAGAACATCAATTAACGAACGAAAGATTGAGGAATGGCTGTTAGACAACATAAAAAATCTAATCATGACTGAAATAGAAGTAGAGTCTAAACCAAAACCAAAGCCAAAAACTGATGTCAACCAATTGAAAGAAAGAATGCGCAAGTTGAATGTGATGTATATGAACGGAAGTTTAGACGACGAGGAGTACTTAGCACAGACAAGTGAATTAAAGGCTCTTATTGAAAAAGCAACTCTTGAGTTATCCGAAATTGAACGAGACATTACACCACTACAAGATGTGCTAAAAATGGATTTGATACCTACCTACGAAGCAATGTCTGAAGAAGATAAACGCAGATTCTGGCGTGCTATCATCAAGGAAATTCATGTTGAAGGCAACGAAGTAAAAGGTGTGGTCTTTCTATAAATAACGAACAAAGGGATGGGCGTATTTTTTTATATTCCGTGTGTGACTAACTCGTATACCCATGTGGATAGTCGAGTTAGTCACACACATAAATTTCCTAAAAAATTCCAATAAGAGGCCCTATAGCGATGGTGCTATAGGGCCCACATTTTTGTTTACCATCTAGATTTTTTGGCTCGTACATGGATGTGGACAAAGGATGAGTA